CCGCACCCTGCATCTGCTGAGTCCTCTCAGGTGAACTCATGTATTCCAAAGGCAGATTCACAACGTCAGAGAACAACCCCAGTATGGTGCTTCTTGGTGTCGGTTTCATCTGATCTGCCATTTATATCCCCGAAATGATGTCTAGAGGCTCCCACTCATCTTCATCGTCATCTTGGAAGTATGAGGTGACAGCCAGTTGGTCAATATACGATAAGGCATCAGGTAAATCGTCATGAACACCTTGGGCGGGAAAAAGGAGAAGTTGATCTTTAAACTCATCCCAATCTTCCTCGGAGTTCAGCACAATACGCCCATGCTCAAACCGTCCTTGAAGTGACCAAATGATACGGTCGGCTTTTTTGCGATTGCCGTGGGTCAAGTCAACTATATGCGAATATACATTATTCTTCCGCATCAAGTCACTCAAATACGGCAAAACTGCGTTTTTTAACGCTCCACGCTCAATTCCTACACTCAAAGGCCGATATTCCCGCATCTTGAGCAAAATGGTGGCGGCAGTCTCCCTGATGTCCCACCGCCCATAAACGATCTCTTTGACGAACCATTTACCATCGTCAGTGACCTTAACCACAGCAATGGCGGTCTGGTCTAGCCGCTTCTTGGAGTTAGCCGCTTGTCTGGCAACCTCCTCAAATCCCGCTAAGTCACAGGCAATGTAGTAGCTTCCATAGTCAGGCTCAACGCCATACTTGATCCATTCTTCCTTGAAGACATCAGAGCCAGCGTTATTGAACGATGCAAGGTACTCCTGACCAAACGCAAAGGAGGACAAGGTTTTCTTGGCTGATTCAATCTCAGCCTCGTCAATTAGCGGGTTATCCTTAGTAGTGAAATGCCAACTTTTCCACTCTGGGTCATCTTCTTGCCCCAAGTTATATAGATCAAAGAACCAGTTCCTACCCTTTGGAGTCCCCAGAAACAGGGCTTTCCCACGTTTATCCGACAAAGAAGCCCGAACAACCTGTTCCCAAGTCTCAGGTTTAATGTCAGCCGTTTCATCCAGCACCGCATAAGTCAACGACACACCCCGCAAAGTGTCAGGACGGTCAGAACCACGAATGTAGATTTTTGCCCCATTTATTAGGGTTATCTCTAGGTTATTGATGTGGCTACTCTGAATAATCTCCCGCCCCAACTCAAGCAGTAAGTCCCAAACAATCTGCCTAGCTTGCCCCATAGTCGGCGCAACATACATCACAGCCGACCCGCTTGGACACTTCAACCCCTCAATCAACAACGTGATAGCGCATAACCTCGACTTACCACAGCGCCGCCCTGCGGCAATAACTTTGAAGCGGGTAGGGTCAGCAAATACCTCTTGTTGCCACGGTAGAAGGGAAAAATTCAGGTCAGCCATTCTTAGCCTCTATATCTTCTATATCACCAGTGCTGATAGTACTTGCACCAATCTCAACCCCACCAATCCCAGAAATAGTGATGTTGACCGCACTCCTCTGGCTCTTATCCTTCTCAAACATGGATACAGGCAATGTACGGTCAACGCACATCTTGATAGCCGCCATTTGAGCAGGGTGATTGTCATTCAACGCAATGGAAATCATCTTCTCCACGACATCCTTACCGCTAGACTTGATAAGCATATCCTTCAGCTCTTTTAACCGTTGATGGTCAGTCTTAGGCAAGGCCAAGGCGGGGTTCCTTGCGTATTCCTGTATCTGCCGCTTTAGGCCAAATGTGCCTTTGGGTCTGCCAGCCTTCTTCTTTTGCGGCTCCGGCTGGTCATCCTGAATGTCATCAATGTGCTCTATGTTCACGATTGTCCTTGGGGGTTGTGGGCGTGATGTTGGGGATTATGGCTTTTTTTTCAAATTGGGGAATGGGGAGTTGGCCTTTTTTCTATTTTCGTTTTTTCAGAGGGGCGGATGCTCCCACAATTATCACGACCCGACCCGACCCCCTCCCCCCCATCCAAAAACCAAGCGAGTTATCCACAGGCACTTGTGGATTCTGTGGATAACATCTGCAAGTCGTTGATTCTATTGATGTTTATTTCTACGCTTACAGATTGCTGACATATCTGGCTTTACACGATGTCCATTATGTTAACTAATAATATCTGAAAGCATTACACACAATGGGCGAATGAAACTCGATTTGAAACCAGTCTGGCGAATTGTGGATAACTTGCCCTCAAATCTGTAGATAACCTGTGGACAACTTTTATATTTCGCATTCTGAAAAGTATTTTCTGGGCGGTGGCGGAGAGGGAAAGAGGCGGAGGGTGCTTTATTGGGGGACATTGTCATTAGATTGGCACTAGGATGACATTGTCATTGAGATGGCGTTTGGGTGACATTTATATTCGTTACCAAAGCCACGCAATGAAACAACATAACAATACCTCTAGAACGCTTTAAAACAGGGTTTTTAGCCACTTTGTTGGCTTTCCTTGTCTACCCCTAGGAAATCTCTCAAATCGTTTCTAGGGCGGTATCCAAGTTCCCACAACACTGAGTAGCAATCCAAGACATTCTTGAAGCCAAGGCTGATGTTTCCCTTGCCAGCACAAAGCAGAATCGTCCTGTCAGCTTGAGACAATTTGCGTCTGAACTGAACAGTGTCGGTACTTGGATGCCTCGCCATCAATCCTCTCCAATCTTCCGATACTTCGGCACAAACTCGCCACCACCTTCAAAGGCGTGAAGGTCATCAGCCATATCCTCGAACCCTGAACCCTTGCCAAAGCCCTCACCAGCCTTAAAGCTGATGACCTTGGCTGTTGGGTCAAACGCCTTGACCTTGATGATGTCCTGAACTATCTCCTCATTCAAGAACACTTCCATTTCCTCCATGCTCCAGATCGTCAAGTCTTTGCGGGTAGCTTGCAAGTTGACCGCATCGTTAACCGTTTGACAAACCGCATTGCGTACACCATTCTGGTTCATCCACTCCACAAACCTGATCGGAGGGTTCGGGTCAACTTCATTTTCCACAGCCCACTTCTCCAAAGCGTCATAGCCTTTGACCATGCCTTGAACTGCTCTAGCCAACCGATCAAGGTCTTGAAAGTCCAAAGCATCCCAAACCCTACCCATCTGACCCCAAAACTTCGTCCTAAACTCACTGTCAACTAAAGTAATCAATCGGTCAACACCCCATTTTTCCCAATGTTGCTCCTTGCGCTTGTCCAACTCAACCAGAATCGAGTTTGACGCAATCTCAAAATCCGTTGCCTTGCGCTTTGGCACTTGAACATCCGGAACTTCCTTACGTGACAATTTTCGAACCATTTTTAACCTCTACAAAAAAAACAGACAACAGACAAACCGACAGTGGACAAACCTCAAGTACATAGACTTGAGGTGGTTTGTCCACATAAACTCGGACAGACAATTTGGACATTTGTCCGGTTTGTCCGGTTTGTCCAGTGGATAAACATACAGTAGTGTCATCCTCCGAACTTCTCAGAGTCCAGCTTCAACCACACAAAACCAGACCCAATTACAACCTTCTTAGCGTCAACAAGTCTCTCCCTTGCCCTAGTCCAAGCCTTCTGAAACGCCGCCTTATCATCCTCAGTACACCCTTTCATAGACCAGAATTCAGCCTTCCAGTCCTCCAAGTTCACACCATAGCGGGTAGTACCTTCCACTTCACGATATGAGGCTTTATTCTTAATGACTTTCATCAAAGAATCCATCTCCAAACGCTGATTTCCACCACTTCCAGCATTGTTTTTAGCGTTCTTCTTTGTGTTCTGCACTATCTCAGTGTTGGCTTGAACCGCTAAAGATGTCAGGTTTTCAAACCCCAAGGCTGACGTTGAGACATCAATTGCCACGACATCAAACCCAATTGCGATGTCATCTGACCCATCTTTTTGCTTCGTAACGGTGATAGTTCCCGACCCTCTAACTAAGGGGTCACCAGTGTTGATGACCGAATCTAGGCGGTTAATCTCAAGTTCAGTGTCCACGGCTCCTAGCAAGCTGGAGTGGCCTCTAAGTCCCTTAGTGACATCCTTACCACTGTGATGGATGACTAGGAGAGCACATTCATATAGTGCTTGAAGTTTCCCTGCTTGGGTGATGAAGCCACCCATATCCTCTGAGGAGTTCTCGTTAAAGCCTCCACCTGACATCCTCATCAAGGTATCCAAGACAATCATCTGTAGCGGTTCATCAATTTCCTCAAGTAAGTCATTGATTGCGCTAAGTAAATTGTCAAAGTCTTCTTGACTTGATCTAAGGTTGATTTGCGCCCTGATGACGTACAGGGGAGAACCGTCAGGGCTGTTGTTCTTAATCTTGCAAGCCTTTATCCTTGCGCCTAGTCCTCCATGACCCTCACCCGCAATGTATAAGACCACACCGGACTGCTTAACGGTCTTACCCATCCAATCACGACCTGTAGCTACTGCTTCGGCTAAATCTAGTGCGATGAATGACTTATAACTGGCAGGGGGAGCAAAGAGGGCAACGAAGGCACGTTTTGGAATAATATCTTCCACTAGCCACTCTACTGGCTCATCCTTGATAGAGTCCCAAGATTCGACCAAGAAGCGTGACTTTTGAGCATTTGCGTCCTGAGATGATTCATTTTGTGGAGTCTCTGCCGACTCCTGCAACCTTTGTGGAGTCTGAATATCGGCTAATGAGGTCACAACAGGACAGGCTCTAGCCATTGAAGCCAATGTTTCCCTGTCACCTTGATACTTGTTGACCCACTCAAAGGCATCCTCTTTGGGGTTAGAGAGGTTCAAATCCAACACTCTGATGCTCT